GGAGTACTTGTTGGTGTAGGTTTAGGTTTTTCATTTGGATTGCCTGTTTTTCCTCCACCTGAAGATGGCATACCTATACCAGGCATTGTTAAATTAGAACCAGAACCGATATTTTTAAATAGAGGAAATAATTCTTCAGCAATGAATTCTGCTAATTGTCTATTGCTTTTTACTTGGTTTTCCGTCACATCTAAAGATGTGGATTTCATAGAGAACGCAGGATTGTTAACAGGAGCAAAATTTCCTGAAGCAAATGATTCTTTTGTTTTAAAATTATTAGTTCCAAAATATCTAGACATGTTAACAAAAGGAAGAGCCATACCTTTAAAGAAATCAATTATATCAGAGGAGAATGATTTATTAGTAAACAAGTTAGAATATTTTGGACCATCATCTTTTGGTTTTCTGTTTTCACCTTTTGTGGCTTCTTTATCATCTTTTAACAATTTAACTAAATCTTGAATACTTGAAAACAATTTTTCATCGTTTATTGTAGATGTAGCCTTGTCAGTTTCAGCTAAAGTTTTAACTATATTAGTTGTAGTATCAGTTCTTACCGAAGGCTTTCTAATCATGTCCCCAAGTTTTTTCGTGATTTCTAAATTAGTATCTTGAATTTTTTTCAAAAAACTAATTTCTTCTAGAAACTTATTTTGTATTTTAACAGTATTAGTTTCTGTGATTCCTTTTATAAAATTTTTAAAGTCTGGAGTATAATCATTTCGAAGACTTTTCTTTTGTTGCTCGGACATAAGCAAAAAAGGAATCTGTTGACTGTTTTTCATTAGTAGCCCTTACTAGCTTGTTTAAGTCTGGCTTTTTCGTTCTGTTCTCTAATGTGATCTACAAGCATTGAAACATATATCTCTCTTTCCCATGGTAACATATTTTCCAATTCAGTCAATGAATATTTGTGATGCTGGACTAAATTAAAATTTAACTTGTAAAAATTTACAAGATTATCATGAGAAAGAGTTATACGAAAAAATTTTGTAGACCCTCCAATACTATCTTATTTGTCTTACCACAATTAGTACACGAATGATCCAATTCATGCACTATTCTTGGCATGTGTACAAAAAAGTTTTCTATTTTTTCAAATTGTTCTTTATTAAATGTTTCTAAAAATGCAACTACTTCTTCTTTAGATACTTCAGATGTTTCGAATATTTCATCTTTAGTAAAAATTTTAGTTATACAAGATGATACCAAGTCTATAATTTTTTCTGTTTTTAAATTGTCATATATCTCAAGCATTTCTTCAAATTTAGGATATCTTAATATAATTCCCACATTATCAGAAACCATAATTTTATTAGAAATATTTTTATCATTTTTAATGTTTACATCTAGTAAATTAATTTGAAAACTATTATCAAATTCGCAACTGCATTTATAAGCTAGATCAGTTAATTCACCTATAGACTTAGCTCTTAAATTAATAAAAATATATTCTATATCAAAATGCGCTAATTGATTCATATCCAATTTTTTAAAAGTACAATTATCAATCAACTCTATAAGGACTCTAGTTATCTCCTGTGTATCTGATTCTACAGCAGTTAGTAGAATTTTATATTCTTTCACTAAAAAAGGTCTATATTTAATTAGTTTCCCGGTTGATGGTAATGTCAATTCATAGGTAGGTGTTTCTAATATAGGTAAAGCCATATAATCCCCTTAAATTCCTTCCTCTTCTCGTTGCTCTTCAAGTGCTTTAATTCTTTTTTCTCCAGTAATATCTTTCCATTTTCTATAAGCAAATGTGACATTTAGTTTATGCGGTGTATTTAAAGCGGCTGAATCTAAATTCATTATACCTATATTACGAGGAAAAGCATCTACTAATTCTACAGCATAGGTTAAAGAATCTCTTTCATCTAATTGAAAAATTTTAATTTGAGTGCAATATTCTCTATAACCAGATGAATTTATGTTGTAAGACACATTGAATGTATTTGGATCAACGATACTGTGTAACCATGCATCAAAAAATGTTTTTAATCCCATGTTTCTATCCATCACAAAAGAAAGAGTAATACTATCTCCCCCATAATCTGAACTTATAGGATAGATATAATTGGGTCCATATATTCTTTGTTGGGCAACATTGATATTTAGTTGTGGTAAAACTGCATTTTCGCATCTAAGTGATAATCTCTTTGATATTCCACCCACTTCGACCTTACCTCCCCCTGTTCTTAATGAATAAGGTAGGTCTATCATTACCTCAAATCTTGTAGGTCTAGCTACCCCAAATTTTCTTATTTCACTAACAAAATCTTGCACAATGAAAGTAGAGAATGCCATTTAGTTACCTTTACTAGTAATGTTCCATACTGCTTCTTTTTTGGCACCAACAAAATTTTCTATTGGTAATTGTGATGCCGTTACCCAATCTGGATAATTAATTTTTAAAAATCTAGTTTGGACATGATTACTTAGATAGTGTTTAACTGCATTTTGAACTGGTGCTATCTTAGAAAAAGTAGTTAATATTCTCCAAGATATTTTTATTCTAGTGGTACTATTATTTTTGTCGTTTGTTGCTAGATCGGTTAATGCTTGTAGTAATCTAAATCTCATTAGATAAGGAAGGTAATGGAGATTAATCCCATAAAATCCATTTTTTACTGTATTGAATGGTAACACTAAAGGGAATTTATCGTAATAGGGTAAGGTTTCTTTATGCTTTGGATCATAGAAAAACAAATACATTTCACCGGGTATAATATTGTTTTTCAGATTATTAGATTCTTTCATCAAATCTTGAGCGGAGGCTCTTGATCCTAAATTTCTAATCTGAGTCTGAAACCATCTATATGATTTTTCAGAGTCACTTTTATTTAAACGAATTTGATCAAAAACACTAGTTGCCATTTAATTTTTTGATTCCTAGATCTTTTTCTGTTAGTACCATAAACTTCATTCTTCTATCCTCACAATATTCAAATGCCGCTTTCCATTTGGCTTGATTAACACCATATTGAAATACCTCATCAATAAATTTTTTAGTTTTTCTAGCAGGTATTTCTGGAGGCTTAGTAAATTTTTCAGGTTTGATTTCTATAAGATATTTTTGTATTTTTCCGTCGGTTGATTTTACTTTTATATAAAAGTCTACGAAATATCTATGGATTCTATTATCGACCGGCGATACATAAGGTATTATTACTATTTCAGACCCCCATTCTATCACCGAAAAGTTGCTATCACACCATTTCATAAACCTAAGTTCCCAAAGTGACCTGTAAATAACGTTGGTAATATCTCCCTTGTATTTAAGGGGATTATTGGGTCTAAAGCGGCCTTTGTAGGTTTTTGTATACATATTTTGGTTATAAATATAAATAATCCCTATTATTTATTTAAAAAATGTCAACATCTCAAAATCCAGATATCGATGCTCAGTTATCCGAGTATAACAGAAAACGATACGAAAATTATAGAATAGATAAGTATAAGACTGGGATGTCTATTTATCCTAGGGAATTAACAACTAATCCCGATCTACAACATTTTGTAGCGTTTTATATTAACGTCAGAGAAAAAGCTAAAAAATATAGTGGGGAAACCTTTAATAAAAACGAAACCGCTGTTTTAAAATCAGTTTCTAATTCATTGAAACCAGAAGAAATAGGCACTGCTATTCCTTTATTATCGGGCATACAAGGAGCGATTCTCGGGGCTGGATTAACATCTGTCACTGATATGGTAAAAGTGAATAAGGGCGGAAAAGGTAAACCTTCAATTACTACAGCAATAGAACTAGGTGCAAAAACTGCAGGCGCAGCCGTTGGATTTACAACAGGATACTATCTAAGTAAATTGGCTTTAGAAAAATTAGATATACTACAACAAGAATCTTTTCTTAGATTAAAGGAAGTTATTTGTCTACATATCGAGGACAGACCTACAGTTAAATATGGTATGCAATATACAGATAAGGATTTGGGTATATTAACTGGATTGCTTGGTACAGCTGGAAATAGTTCTATCTCCAGTTTAGAAGATTTAATGAATGCTGGTTCTTTAGTAACAGAGGGCGCTGCTCTTTTGGCGACTACTTTAACTAAAATACCCGGAGCGCTTGGTGGTGCTAGAATAGGAGATTTATTAGGAGCATATGCTGGGGTCAGAATAAATCCTTTTAAAGAATCGTTATTTGAATCCGTTGACTATAGAACCTTTAATTTTAAATATAGATT